TACAATTACACCCATTATCAAATGTTCCATCACAACCAAAACCTTCAGATGTGCATTCAGCTTGTGTTAGTAGATGGTGTGTGTTTGCTGGACCTGGACAACAATGACATGGGTTTGGTATGACCGTTGGGGCACTTGCGGTAGCGATACACCCTGTGGTTTGTGCTTTACCACATCCGTTTGATTTACATCCATCAATTATTGCGTAGCTGGTACCGCAACTAGGGTGTATCGCTTTACACCATTCGTCAGCCTTATTCTCTAAAGTTGTTATAGATGGTAATTCTGCTACTGTTGCTTTACAAGATGTACCTAATAGATAACAACCGCCACCAATTGAACCTGCGGGTGTGTCAACCGAAACCCCGCCAGATGTTGTACCACCCGTAAAACCGTAGTCACAACAGCTCACACACTGAACTGTTGCTGAATCAGAATAGTTTATAGCGTTCATATCCATACAACCCGTTATTATAAAATCACCAGGTGTTGTTACATTAGTATTGTTTTCATCGTAGTTACTTGTTTCCCCACTACTTATAGGGTTTGTACCAAAATCACCATAACCATCATTATCTGTGTTCCAAAAACTACCCAAATCTACCACTTCTCGCGGTGGTTTAACATCAGTATAAACCCCCAAATCTTTTATACTTTGTTTAATTAGTATTGGTAAAAATAAATCTTCCTGATTAATATAGGCGATAGTGTCTTCAATACCATCATTATCCGTATCAATAGTTGTTAAAATTCTTTTAACCTTAATATTTCTTTCATATTTTTCCACTATAATATAACTCTTTCTGTTAATGTTATTGTGTTAGTGGTGTTGCCACCAATAAGGGGTTGTGGTATTACAGCGAAATTATGGTTACCATTATTATTATTAGGGTTGTATACCGTAATTGGGCTAGTCCAGTAATCACTATTAGCACTATATTGTGTTATGTTTATTGGTGACGTAAAACCGTTTGGTAGGTTATAAAAATCATATACTTTACCATTTAATGCACTGAAAAATCTACCAATAATATATAAATTTAGGTCATCGTTTGTTTCATTAAATAACGTATAATTTCTATCCCAAAAAATCCTTTTTAGGTTGAAGTTTGGTGATTTTGTGTCTGTAACGTCTAATTCCTCGAATAACATTAAATTTCTATTTTCTGGACTATTTTTATCGTAAAAATATAATCTAAAATAACTTTTTAAGAATGAATTTTTCCTAAGACCACCACTGCTGGAAGTGTTAAATCCTGCCGCTTCGTAATCTGCTAAATAAGTGTTTGTGCTCCTATCTAAAAACCTAAAATTTATATTAATACCTAAGCTGTCAAATGTTTTATAGGCTATTTGTTCATCATCAATAAATGGGTTTATAGTGTTGTTAACCTCTATATCGACTAATTTGTCAATAGTTTCACTCAATCCTAATTGTGTAAAACTTGTTGATGGTGACATACTTATGTTTATATCCTTACCTTTTACTTTATTTATACTATACTTTTCCATTAACAAACATCTTGTATTTCACCCACTCTTACGAATTCTTGGTCTATAATTTTTTCTGTAAGTGGGTTTTGTCTTCTTATAAAAAAACTGTAATTACCATAAAAATAGTGTTTACCATTTATAAATGGGTAGTCTACACCAACACCTGAATTAGGTTCTATAAAACCAATATATAGTAAATCTCTCCAAGCTATACCGCCATTTGGGTATGTTTCTGCGTAATTTGGTATCCCTTCTGTTGGTTCATTTATACTACTAGTTTCTATTATATCAGAAAAATTCATTATCTCTAACTTACTGAATGGGTTTAAGAAATACCCCTCCCCATTTGGGTCGTCAGCTAAACCAAATCTATGTACTATTTTTGATATCACCTTCTCTTTAATTTCTAAACTATTATATTCAGCATAATCTCCAATGTAATCATATAAGTCATTAGGTTTTTCTATGGTACCCACACCATTAATAACGTATTTGGATATTGTTTCTAGCCCATTAATTGTTGTTATTTCGTAACTATTAAAGTCCCATCCAGCAACAACGTTAGACCATTTGTATGTGTTTTGGCCTGACCTTTTTATAAAACCTAAGTATAGTTCTGTTAGTGGTTTGTTGTTGTGGTCTAATAATTTACCAACATCTATATCCTTATTAAAATGATACAACCAAGTATCATTAGCTATACCTAACTCATTTACAATTGTTTTTGGGTATATACTAGTACTAAAAGCACATTTATATGAATCATATTCGTTTGTTGTTAAAACTTTATAACGTCTAACATAATATTCTGAAGGAGTACCATTTAATGTTCTAAATCTGGGTTTATTTGATGTGTATGATTGTGTTTGCCCCTTTGTTGTAAATAAAATATATTTTATAATGAAGGTGTTTGGGTCTAAAACTGAGTATACTTTAAATATACCATTTAAAATGCCTACACCCCTTAAATCTATATATGGTGGTATAAATTCTTGTGGTGGTGTGTATGATGGGTCTTCAGACCCTAGTGGTAATGATGCTGAAAATGGTACATCTAAATTGTGTGGTGTTTGTGTGGTTATTTTAAGGTATATATCATTACCACTAGAAAAAGTACCGGTAGTCCCACCATATTGGTCTGTTGCGGTAACCATGTTAATGTCTATTGTATTAGAAAAATTAATATCTTCTTGTGTTGTGTTAACGATTCTACGAAAATTACTTGGTTCTGTATAAGTGAATTCATATGGTGTGTCTAACACAAATTCTTTGTCCATATTTTTACCATCAATACCTAGACTTAATACCTTGTATATCCCATAATATGGGTTTGCAGGTATTTCCCTATTATATAGATAAACATAATCATCTACTGAAAGATTGTGTTTTTGTACACACTTAACACCTAATTTTTCTTCTTCACCTTCTGGTGTTGCTGGTAAAAAAGTTTTTATTTGTGGCCCCATATTAGCTGGTGACGATATGTTTGTACCAACTTGACTAATATATTCCATATTAAAATCAATATCTTTTTCGTGTGGGTATAATATCTGTAATAACCAGTTATTTGGTGTTACCTTTGGGTTACCGTCAGGTAGTGGGTCCCAATCCTCACTTAGTGTGCCCGTTTTTACCGTGATTATACCATCATCCGCTATGATTCGTTCTGTTGGGTCTAGTTCATTCGCCGTATATATGTTTATTTTACCAGAAAAACGATAATCTCTAACTTCCACTCTTTCTTTTTCAAAAACATCAGCTTGGTTAACCACATTAACTAAATCATATTCTATTAATGGTTTAGTTGTGTTGTCTAAGCCAATAGTCAGGAAGGTATCAGTTTCTAAAGCGGACTTACTAGTTAATTGCTTTGGTACTTTTAATATTTGGCTCATTTTTATTCTTTAACTCTAACTTTTATATCTGTTTGTGGGAATCTTATTTGAAACATCGAGTCGTATTCAGCGAATAATGTAAAATCTTCTGTTAAATTTATCTGTAACGTTTCTAAATCTGACATTTCTTGTGTTGTAACATTACTAGAATACGGTGTACCAGTCCTATTGAATACTTTGAAATCTATAACATTTAAAACCCCACCTACATTATTTATATTTTCGATTAATTGTGATAAATAAATATTATCACCCATGTCCCAATCCTGTACTTTAAAATATTTTTGTACAGAATCAATAACCCCAGCAATAACTTCACCTCTTGAAAATGCTTTATCTATAAAAATGTCTATATCAAAAGCCAAGTCAAATATTTTACCGTCCCTAGTTAAAACATAGTCATTAATCATTCTATAATCGGCTAACCAAGAGGCTATATTTTCTTTAAGTGTATTTGTAGACGAATTACTTAATTTTCCTTGACTGTCTAACCCTATAATCGCAATATCTATTTTATTTTGTCTTTCAGATACGTTATTTCTAAACGGTATACCAAACGTACCAGGCATTTTATCTATTAATACAACATAATCTTTTAATGTTACTGCTCTATTTTGTGAAGAAAAGTTATATCTAACCATCTTTTTTATTTGTTCAGTACTGGGAGCGTCAGCACCACCAAAAGCTGGGACTGGGTTATTTACTTTCAATGAGCCCTGAACCCTTTGATTTGTTTGAGCGTTTGGCCCATTTACCTCCATAATGTAAGCTCCTCTAGCTGTTAATGTGTTAGCCCCAACATTGGCGTTTGCTCCACCACCAGTTCTATATCTAATATACATGGTTTTACCAACAGTTGGTATTTCACCCATAGCTGTGGTATTTATAAAATCACCAATTCTTAATGTAAAATTGTTGTTTGCGTAAGTATTTAATTGTTCTTGGTCAGCATTACCCGAACCAAACGTCATTTTACAAAACCCCTTATCTGTATATTCTTTAATAAATCTTCTATTCGTATTAACCCATTTACCTGGTGTTATCGTTGTATTATCTGTTTGTCTTGTTTTGTCTTGTATAAAAATTTTATCTTCCATTAAAGAATCCATTTCATACCAACTTAATTCTGGGTCCGAAAATTGTGATAGTGTTGGGTTTCCTTGTAAATTAGCTCCTTCAAGAGTAATTACTTGTTCTATAGATATTACGTTTGTGTTTGGTAGTACTAACTCTAAAAATGGTTTGGCATCTATTTCTGTTATGGTCTTACTAAAAACATTTGTAACACCGGCCACTACAAATTCTCTTTTAACTAATGTATACCCAACTAAAGTTCCGTTTTGATTTAAATTTGGTAGTACTAATCTATTTGGTATTCCACCAATACTTAATGGTTCACTGAAATCAATATCATCAAGTGTTTCAAAACTCTGACCACCACCTAAAACTTGAGCCCCATACTTTAATGTTGGTGCGTATCTTATGTCAAAGGTGTCACCATTGACTGGAACATTTACAGAAAAATCTACTATAGATACCGATGGTCTTTTACCTGGAACATTTAAACCTAAAGTTCTAGCTATATTTAATATTGATTTTCTTTCTTGTGCAAAATCTAATTGTGTTTCTTGGAACATCCTATCGGTATTGAATGATAACATGTCTGATACTGCCGCGTTTAATTCTATTAACATAGTACCAATAGATGCATCATTAAAGTCTTGGAATGTTTCTGGGTAATATTTTTTAATAAAATTAAATAACTCTGTCCTTACGTCAGAAAAGTTTCTAGCGAAGTAATTAATTTTTTTGTTTGTTGTTGCCATTTTATAATTCTATTTCTATAAAATCAGTACCAGCGAAAGAGGCCGAAGTAACTTTATAGTCTAGTCTAACTATTGCTGCCTTTTCGTTTCTTTCTGATTTAGATACTGTTATTTCTAATATTGTTAGGTTTGGTATGAATTCTTTTATTGCTGCCTCTATTTCTGATTGTATAGATTTGTGTACTATACCGTCATTTTGTTCAAAAATATATTGTCTTAAGTTAACACCAAAAGATGGTAAATAAAGTCTTTGCCTTTTTTGTGTTAATAAAAGATGTAGTAAATCGGCTTTAATCGCTCTTTTACTAGTTTTTTCCATCTTTAGAAATTTACCTTTAGGGTCTTCTTCAAATGGAAACGATATATTTATGTATTTTTCTGCCATTTCTTTTTATTAATAAATATTCAACTATATAATTTATACTAAAAATATGAAATGTAAATTTTGGCATAAAAAAAGCCTCAGTATTGAGGCTCTTTTTTTATTTAAACGTTTTATTAGTTTATTTCTTCTTTTTCTGCGATAGTAGATAAGTCTACGTCAATCTCACATTGCCCACCACCACAAGCAATTTCACCACTTAAGTCTGTATTATCTTCTGTTTCTATGATTTTACTTAAATCAACGTCTAATAATGACTTCATCATTTCAAAATATTTTTCTTCTGTAATATCTTCAAATGGGGCCTGTACATATGTTCCACCATCATAAGGTAATACCGATAAACCATTATAAAATTTACGATTCTCCCACATCCACTCACCAGCTAAATCCCAATCATTTTCTTTTAATGAAATTGTTGCTGAGACATTATGTGTGTTGGAACCTTTTCTATGACCTGGACTTATCCATTCTTGTGACACTTTTTTCACCCTTTCTAATAATTCAAATGGTGACTCTGTTCTCATAATAGCACCCTCTGGTGATTTTTGTGGTATTTCAATAACAGCCGTGTCATGTGGTCTGTAGTATTCATCTTGAATTAATTCTGGATGGAATTCAGATAAATATCCATATATTGATTCGTTTTTACCAACTCTGATTCTTCTAATGTAGTAATCATTATGCCAAGCGTGAATACCTGATGAAGTACCTAATGTTAATGAAGTTGTTCCAGCCGGTTTAACCGTAGTACATCTAGCTGCTGGGTTAATTCCTATTAATTTAGCTACCCTAGTGTTTTCTTTTTTAACCAAACTAGCCGATTTTGTCATATCATAACCTAAAACTGTACCACTACCAATACCTGTCATTGATACGCCTATTAAAGCATCTTTTTCTGTGGTTTCTCTCCACTCTTCTCTTAGGTAATGAAAATCTGTGTAACCTGCTTGTAGTGTACCAATAAACGCTGCCCCTTTGACTCTTTCATTTAAATCTTCCTGACTTTCAATATCTGAAGCATTTACCTCACATAAGTTACAGAACTGAAATGGTCTTAGTGCTATTTCACAACATGGATTTGTACCCCAATCTTTATCATTTGAAAAGTAAATACCTGGTTCTCCAGCCCCCGATAATTCAACACGTTTCCAAACATCTAAAAAGAACTCTTTTGTTACTTTGTGTCTCATTAGTACCGCTGAATTATTAGCTCTACCTCTTTGTGGGTTAAGTTCCCACCAATTTCCTGCCTTACAAGAAATCATTTCATCATCGTCAGCTGAAAATAATGATATTAAAGCTGCTCTACGTATACCACCAGCTAACACAGCGTCAGCTATATAACAAACAATATCGTGTGTTTCGATTGTTGATAGGTTGTCACCATCTTCTTTTTGACTTAATATACCTTCTATTTTAAGTAAACACTCTTTAAGTGGTTGTGGTCCTGGCGCTTTACCACCAGACGTAACTAACATAGCCCCTTTTGGTCTGATGTCCGAAAAATCAAATTCGATACGTGAACTTCGACCATTAAGATAAGATTTCATCAATACTTTAATTGCGTCAGCCCAACCTTCTATTGAGTCACCAATTAAAAATCTTTTTTTCCTTTTTGTGTATGGTTTGTTGATTGGTGGTAGTGAAGCTACATGATGTTTTTGTACTGAATAACCAACACCAGTCCCACCTAATAAAAGGAACATACATTCACTAAAAGCTTCTACACTATCAATAGGCATGTACGCACAATTATAAACTCTGTTTGGCGATATCTCCACTGGTTTACCCCCAAATTGCATGGACCTCATAGATGGTAATATTTTTTTATTATACACCAATTGATAAACTTTATTTATTTCGTCTTTAAGCTTTGGGTATCTTTTGATGTGCATATTTTTATTACGTGTTACCAATTCTTCCCAAGTTTCTCTTCTCTCCAATTCTGGCATATACTTAGCGTACTTCATATATACAGTTATGTCTGATAGAATTTTATTAGATAATTCCATTTTTATTTATTTTTTTAATTGTTATTAATTATTATTGTTTTATTCGGTACTTTTTTGTTCTCTTCTTAATTTCGCCATTTTTAACCTTTCTTTAGCGTTCTCCTCTTTTCTAACTTCAACCTTTTTTTCGTAACCTAAAAAGGTGTCTGAAGTTTCTGTGTCAATAAACACTTTACCATTATCAAATGTACAATCTTCAAAAATAACACCGTCTTTTCCGAATCTAGATTTTAAAACCGCTATTGTCGCCCTATTACCTTCCTTTTGGGATAAAGACCTAGCGATAGACATGATAAAATGTCCTATTTGGGCTTTTTTGATTGACCCCCCCATTTGGTCACCAGTAACGACATCCGAAGAAACTGAACTTCTATTACCTTGTACAGCGGTCCAACCCACCATATTGTACTCAACTAACATAGATTCAAAACCCCTCATTACATTGCCTTCACCTGACCATTCATCATTATATCTTCTTGCTGATTCCACACAATCGATATAATCTAAAACAATCATATCAGGTTTAAATCCTGTTGATATTAAATGTCTGATGTATGATTTAATATGGTTTACTGTAATCCCTTCAGAAGTAAACTTTCTAATTATCAAATCGTTTTCTCTACCATCAGTTTTTTCTTTAATAACATTTATTACGGACTCTTTATCGTCAGATAATTGATTTAACTCAATACCACTCCAACAAGACGCATGCTTTCTTTTAATTACATCAGGTATATCTTCAAAAACAATTTGTAAAACATTGTAACCAGCGTTATATGCTGTGTTTGCCATTTTAGTTAGTATTGTTGTCTTACCAACCCCATATGGCGCTAAAACCACACCTAACTCTCCTCTAGATAAGCCTCCATCGGTTAAATTATCTATACCATTTATCCCCGTAGGGATTGGATGCCTAAAATCCTCTTCTAAAACTGTATCCCAGCCATCAGTGATTGATGTTCCATCATCTTTTTCTGCTCCAACAGATAAAGCTTCTTTCATTATGTCAGCACACTCTTCATATCTACCAAATTCACCGTTATCAATGATTTTTGATATCTTGTCGTTTGCCTTTTTTAACTCTTGTTGTCTACAAAAATTTAATGATTCTTTTTGTACGTATTCCCAATCATCTACTTCTAGATTTTTGATTTCTTTAGTTATTTCAAATACGTAATCTTGTGTTATTTTATCTTTTATCTCTACCTTTAAAACCGTTTCAAGTGTATCCCATTTTGGTATTTTCTCGAAAGTTTCAAAATAATCTTTTATTGTAGCTATGATAAGTCTAAAATACTCGTTATCAAAATACTTCGCGTGAACTATATCGATAACTCTATCAGCAAATTTTTTATTTGCTGGGTGTAATATTTGATTTATAAATTCTGTTTGAAACCTGTACCCTAAGTACCCTAAAGTTGTAACTTTCTTACTCATATAAACTAAGTTTTGATTTATTAATAAATAACTATTTATAGTGAGATTCCGCAGTATTCCACATCAAAATTTTGTAAATAAAATGTTTCTTGTATTTCCTTAATTATAGAGGGGATTATTCTTCTAACATCAACAGAGTATCTAACTCTTTGTGGATAAACATTACCAGTAAATCTTTTTTTGATTCTGTGTAACTTATCATATCCCTTATCATTTGTTGTGACTTTTATTTCGAAATCAAAAACATCTTCATCATCATATATATTCTCAACTAAAATATCTTCTTGCAATTGTTTTCTAAATGGGTTATAACTTTTATATAGATAATCATATGTTTTATTCTTTAAGTCATCTTGGATTAACTCAACACACTCATCTACACACTCAGCTAATTCAATTGAGTTTAACACTTTAGGGTTAAAATTCTTAACCGAAAAATATCTCTGACAAATAATATTGTCATTTATGTATAATACAAACTCAAACTTCTTTTCAAATTTTCTATCAAATTTTTTCATCTTTTTTGTTTTTTATAATTTATTTTTTCTTTTTTAGCTAACTTAATAAATGGTTCCATAAAATTTAAATAACCATTTTCCCCACCTGGTAAAGCGTACATAACACCATCTTCAATCATCATCTTGAGTACGTTTTTAGTGTCTCTCCCACTTGGGTCTATGGGTAAGTTTATTAAATTATTTACATTATCTGTA